ACGAGGAACGCCCCGACGAGGACGAACGCACCGACCAGAGCGATCTGCTCCAAGTAGTAGTGTGCTGCGGACGCAAAACCGATGACCGTGACCCCCACCAACCCCAAGGCAACTCCCTCGGCTTTCTTGAACACGAAGAAAAGGACGGCGGCGGCGGTTATCAGGACGAACCCGATAATCCAGAAGACCGTCACATAGGCGTAGAGCCGTTTCAGGGCATCCGCCCGCAGGACGGAGATGGAGTCCTCCAGAGAGGCTATACGGGTCTGTAGGGCGGCTACAGAGTCGCCCATGCCACGAAGCCTCTGGTTGTCTGCTCGCAGTCTGGCGACCTCCTCGGCAGCGTCCTGAGCCTTGTACTCAATCTTGGTAGACGAGTCCCGAATCACCTCGGCACTCTGGATGACCGGCTCCTCGGACTTGGACCCGATAATCTTCGCCGCCTCCACCTGAATCACGGATGCCTCTTCCTTGATTTCGGAGACATCCTTCTCTATGGTGTCTATGGACAGGTCAACCGATCCCGTGGTCACGGCCATGTCGGTGGACACGCTGTAGGTCGGTTTCACTGCGGTCTCGGGTTGGGTGGAACGACAGCCCGTCGCCAGCATGGCTGCGGCTAGAGCGAGAAGGGTGAGGGTTCTCATACTCGTATTTATGGCATAAACACAGGTGGAGGTGCATCATGCCCAGACGCAAAGGCGTAGTGAAGTCCAAGAGGTCCAGCCAACCCAAGCGAGCAGCCAATCCGGCAGACCGGCGGCGGAAAGAGACCACCAAGTTGTCCCAGCGACCGGCTCGGTCCCGCAAGGCATCGCCGCTTCAGTAGATATTGGGGTCGCTACTCGGCACATCAAACACATTGAACACATCGTAGACGAAGTTGACTGTCGCGGTCAGCACCGATGGTTCCGTCTCGTTGTGCGTCAGCGTGAACCCACTCAGTTGGGTGGGAATCAGGTTGGAGAAGGTCATGCACTTGATGGGATTCTTCTTGTTGTTCAGGAGGAACAGCCTGCCGTCGCTCGGCGTGGACTTGTACTCCGGCACTATCTCCGTGAAGTCACGATAGGGCAAACCCGACCGCATCCACTTGTACATCTCGCGGTAGTTGATGAACCCCTCGTCTATGATGAACCGGATGGAGATGTCCGTGGACGAGCGACCACCGGGGAACTTGGGATTGACACCCATCATGTATGGATACTCCTGCGGCTCGGACGAGAACGAGGGTGCATTCGCCGACATGCAGAAGTAGGTGACCGTCGGGATCTTGTCCAGCATGAACCGGAAGTTGGTGGAACTCGCGAGGTTGTAGTTGTTCGGCTGGTTCTGTAGAACGCCGTACTCCTTGATCCTCGCGATCCAGTTGTCTATATTGGGGGATGCCATGGTCAGGGATCCTTGATGTCAAAGCCGGTGAACTGGAAGGTGGCATCGCAAGACAGGATGCTGTTGTCCGCAACTGCCGAGTTCATGGGCATGTTGCCCAGAGCGGTGATCATGAGTCCATCAAAGTGGATGCGAGCCACGGGGTTCTTCTTGTTGTTGAGGATAAGCAACTGCCCCGAGTCCGTGATCTCGTTCAGCATGCGAGCCTGCGACCCGTCCTGAAAGAAGCCGTAGTAGTTTTGGGTCTTGCGGAACCAGTCCGTCAACTCAAACCAGTTGGAGAAGTCCTCGTTGATGATGAACTTGACCGTCATCTCGCCGTGCTGCAACTTGTCGCCGAAGAACTTCAGGGACGGAGACAGGGGGACCGGAATCTTGAGTGGTTCCATCGTGGTCTGTGGGAAGGACACCTCGGTGCAGAAGAACACACCACCCCGCACCTTGGGGATCATCAGCCGGAAGTTGGTCGTGAACGCAGGATTCGTGTTGATGGGCTGGCGGTTGGCTATGCCTGCCTTGCGATCGGTGTCAAAGTACACGCCTCTCACCCCGATCGGCTTCGTCTCAACCTTCGCACCGAACGGGTTGAGCAGGTTGTTCCTGATGTTTGCCACCGTGACATCGGTTCCGCCTGCCTCCGTGCTGTCACTCTCTCCCTCGTTCACTATGGGATCATCAATTAGGTCGTTGGGGTCGGGAGGGGCAGGGAGATCCTCCTCAATGCCGAAGTTGAGATCGGGTATGGAGACCTCGTTCCACAACTCCACATGTGGAGCACCCTCTCCCCATCCATCCGCACCCTTGTCAAATGCCACCCCCTCCCATCCGTGCTCCAACGGGTTCTTGAGGTTCAGCCACATGCCGTGAGCCGTTCTCTCCCAGTTCGTCAGGCCACCCATCCAACTGAAGTTGTAGTCCTGAAAACTGTAGGGCATCTTGCGGGTGATCTGCTCCACGAACTCATGTGAATAGGTTGAGTTCTCGTCGTGGTCAACAGGATTGCCCCCGTTCAAGTCCCGTTTGACATACTTCATCCATGAGTAGAGGGTGAGCATCAACGGGTAGCATATGCCTCCGTAGATGGTGTACGGGTTCGGGTTCGCATCAATGAACGCACGGTTTATCCCGTCAAACTTGGTGTTGGCGATCACATAGAAGATGTCGCCTACCTCGTTCTCGCTGAAGGGGACCATCTCGTACTTGGCGTACTGACTCGGCGTTGCTCCCACCCACTCCCTGTCCAGATACAGCGTGTAGTATCCGCCGATCGGTTGATTGCTGCGAAAATCACCGGAGCATTTCATTATGCGATACAACTGTGTGGTGCTCGTATTGCTCCCGCTGTCGCTCACCACCCTGATGTACGACAGGTCTATGGTCGGACTCTTGCCGTCATGGGTGAAAGCCCAACCGGTCGGGAACGGATTCTGCGACCACCTGAGATATGCCATCGTTCCGGTGAATGAGTTGGTCTTGCTCTGGATGAATCGGACCGACTCCGTCTCGGGGTCCAGCGTACCCGCGGTCGCTTGCGGAGAGCCGCTCACCCCATAGCCGAATGTCCTGTTGTGCGTCCTGCCCAGATTGGCGTAGTAGAGAAGTCGGGATTGGTTGATGTCGCCGCTGACCTTGTAGTAGCAGATGGCCTCAAGGGATGTGCGAAGTGCCATGTATCTCTTCTTAGTCGCCTCGGTCGCCTTATCTCCTCGGACTTCTTTGTTCCATTGATCGCGGTTGATGGTGTACCCATCCGTGCCCCCGACCGAAACACTCCTGTATCCGTTCATCACTCTGGTCTTGCCCTTGTCAGGGTCGGGTTCGTTGAGCAGGAGATTCGCCCTTGTGGTCAGCGTTCCCGTTGTCCGATTCGCATAACTCCCGTAGAGCATGGTGGTCTCGGGAGCACGCATGTCATCGTCATTCAGGAACCATCCCGCGATGATGGACCATGGTCTCGCCGCACATGGACGCTGACCTGCTCCGCTGGCGGTGCCACCGAAAGACTTGATTGACCCGAATGCATCTATGCCCCATTGGACGAGGGTCCGCAACACCTTGAGTCTGTTTACTTCCGAAAGACTGGTGTTGCTCGCGTCAGAGTAGATAGCACTGAGCCTCTGGAGAAGCCCAGCCTGATAGTACGCACCATAGGTATCGCCCCCACCTACCGTATTGGGTCCATAGGCAGGATACAGGGGCAGGAACTGCGAGTATGTCGTTCCGTTGCCGATGGGGAAGCCGTAGCAGAACTCGGTGAATGTGCTGTCCGAATATGAGGGCGGTCGGTTTAAGGAGGAACCCGTGATCGTCGGGCGAATCTCCTGCGGCTCGGGATACCTAGCGTCTATCTCCGACAACGCACGCAGGGGTCTGTTGGCAAGATCCTCCGCTGGCCAGAAGACCGGCGGTCGGAAGCACTGCTCCTCCGGATGCTCCGACAGGACGAAGAGCGTGCCATACCCCAGCACATTGCCTCGGCTCCTGTGCTTCTGGTAAGGATACCCCGCCGCTCTTGACATGGTGTATGTACCTGCGTCATTGGGATCGTAGTTGGACTTGGCTATCACGAACACATCGTTGGCTCCGGCGGTGATGCCCGTTCCGTTCTCGATCAACGCCTTGTTCGCCATGAAGTCATTGAGGGCGAAGTGGTCATACGAGGATTGGACATCGGTGGACTTGGTGCCGTTTCTCCAACCATTGTCAAACTCTCCGAATGTGCGGGAGTCAAAGATGCACCGATTTTCCCGTATTCCGTCGGTGAGAGAAGAGTCCAACAGTGGCAACGGGTTCTTGGCCAGACCGTTCATGTAAAGATGACCGTAGAAGTTCGCACCCAACTGGTGATACTCCTTGCGATACGGACCCTCGGTCACATTCACCCCACCCAACACGCTGGTGATCTGCACATTCATAACCTTGAGTCCCGGCTGTGCCACCACATAGGGAGACCCGTCCCAGAAGGTGCCGGATTCAACACCGCTGAGGTTCAGGGTCCATTCGTATGTGATGCCGTGATTGGAGGTATGGGTGATTGTCGTGGGCATGCTGAACTTATTTAGAACCAAAAGGAAAGGGCTGGGATTTCTCCCAGCCCCTCCATGCGTAGATGTCTACCGAGCCGAATCAGAAGAGGTTCGTGACCTTGACGATGCGGTAGTAGATGTTCTTGCGAACGGCGTTGGCATCGTACGGATCCGAAACGCTGGATCCTGCATTGATGGTGGCAAACGGGTTGTTGACGAGACCGTAGCGAGTCTTGAAGCCGATCTTCGGCTGGAAGGACTGCTCACCGACTGCACGGACCATCTGTAGCGGGACATACGGGCAGTAGAACATACCTGCGTCGTAAGCCGACGAACCCTTGTAACCAGCCATGAAGAAGTCATGGGAGGTCGTGAGCGACGAGTACGGATCAATGTACACGCGCAACTTGCCGTTGAGGACTCCGGCGAAGGTGTTGCCGGTGTCATCAACATTGAGGTTGGTGCTGAGAGCCGGAGCATAGTCAAGCACGCCAGCCATCGAGAGGGCCGAAGCCACATCCGACGAGCAGACGATGAAGTTGCCCTTGCCACGGCGAGTCTCCTTGGCGATCTGGTTGCACTCGCGCTCAATCTGGAAGAGCAGACCCTTGAACTTCTCAACGCTCCAACGACCGTTGGAGTCAACATTGAGGTCAAACACGCCAGTCGTCTGAGTCGTGCCGCTCTTGGCACCCAACTTGGCGTTGGCATAGATCACGCGAACGACTTCGCGGTTGATCTCAGCGAGGATTTCGCTGGACAGGATGTTGGCGAGTTCAGTCTCGGCATCGAGGCCATGGATCGCCTTGAGATCCTGAGCGAGTTCCATCGTGTACTCAGCCTTGAGAGCGCGGGTCTTTGCTTCAACCGTTGTCTTCTCAATGCTGAATGCCATCTGCGGGAACGGATTGCTGGTGGTATCACCGAGCGACTCACCCTTGTAGGTGGTGTATCCTGCGGTTCCCTTGACTCCCGACGGAGTACCGAGACCGTTGACCGGATCAACGCCACCGACATCAAACGGATCGGTGCTGTAGATACCAGCGGCAGTGGTGCCGGTGCTGCCCGAACCACCGAACGAGGTGTCGGCTTCCTGATACAGAGCCTCCGGACCGGTCTGATTGATGTAACGCGAACGCATGGCGAAGATAAGTCCGGTCGGACCGCTCATCGGCTGAACGCCGCAGATGTCATAGGCAATCAGGTTCGGCATTGCGCGACGAACGAGCGAGATGAGGATCGGATCCCAGCGAGCGACATTGCCGCCGTTTTCCTGACCGACCGACTGAGCACCGCTGAAGTTCGTCGGGGCTGCTTCCTTGAGGTACTGCTCCTGATTCTCAAGAAGCATGGTCGTGACTGTACGACGGTACGAGTCCTTGATCTCCGGAAGGTCCGGATGCTCAAGGATGGGTTGCCACTTCTTCTGAAGGGCTTCTGAAATGGTGAGTTCCATGTAGGATTCTCCTTTGGGTTTTGGTGTTGCTGAAAGCGAACGAATTATTTAGCGATACTTATCGCTTGCTGAGTCTGCTGAGTGTCTTGGCGTAGGTTTCCATGGACTCGGTGAGTCTCTGGACAGGCTCGGTCGGGGCGACTTCGCCATCAAGGTTCTCCTCGATGGTGGCCGAAGTCACTTCGGTGAGAACCTGAGTCTTGCCGTTGCCGAAGTAGGACTCCTTGATGACACCCAACTTGTTGCGGACATCATCGTCCTCGCCGTCTAGGCTAACGCCCTCGGCTAGGGTGCGGAAACGCTCCTTCTGGGTGAGGGTCAGGTCATGAGCCATCTCGTCAAGGATCTGCTGCTTGCGGAAGCCACGGATCTCCTTGGTCAAGGTGATGTTCTTCTTCATCTCCTCGTCAAGCGACTCCTTGAGGCTGTCCACGGCTTCGGCCATCTCGTCGGCGAGATCAACCTTGTTCTCGGGGACAACGATGTCGTGCTCAAGGAAGAGGTTGCGAAGACCGCTCATGAACTCCTCGGCGATCTCGGTGCGGACACCGCGCTCAATCGCCAACTTGTTCTCGGTCATCCACTCCTCAACCACATACGAGAGGTACGAGTCCAACTGCTCCGTGAGCGAAGCCTTGCTCTCGTCAATTGATGTGATGAGGCGATTGTTGTACTCCTCCTCCAACTCGGCACGGATGGCATCAACACGCTCGGTGAGAGCAGCCTCAAAGATGGTGGAAGCCTTGGTCTTGAAGTCCTCGCTGAGTTCCTCGCCATTGAAAAGGGCATCCATGTGGACATCAATGTCCTCACGCATACCCTTCTTGGCGGCGACATTCGCCTTGAACTTGGAAGCGGCATCCCCACCCGGCAGACCGGTCTCAACCGGCTCCGGAACGATAGCACCCTTGCCGGTGCCGTCCTTGTAGAGACCCTTGTACTTGCCCTTGCCAGCCCCTGCTGCTGCGGGGGACTTGTTGGCGGCACCGCTCTTCGGCTCCTCTTCTTCTTCTTCCTCTGCCATGCCACGCTTGGCACTGAGATTCTTGGCCTGCTTCTCCTGAGCACTGGCCTCTTCAATGGTGTCATCGGACTCGGTCTCATCCTCGTCCAAAATGACCTCCTCGATTTCCTCTACTTCGTTGTAGTCCATGGGTATCTCCTTGGTAACTGGTATTTATGCTAACTCCATCGGTCGGTCACAGACTGCGGATGAATCGTGCGAACGCCTTGATCTGCTGCTCTTCAAGGTTGCGGGACGATGCCCGCCTGATGGATTCCTTGATTTCTTCAATCTCCCTTGCCTTGAGCAAGCCGTTCTCGTAGACCCACTCTCTTCCTTCCATCACGCCACGCACGAATGCCTCGGGGGCGGAGGGGTCTGCCACGATGTCGGCTGCGGTGGAGAGACGGAAATCGTCCTTGACATAGTTGGCCCCATTCTTCTCCTCAATGGAACCAACGCCACGGGAAGACACGCCCAACTTGGCACCCTCGTCCATGAGGTTCTTGACGATCTTGCCGTATGGGGTGTCCATGACCTTGGCCTTGCCGTAGAAGTTCTTGCCGTCCGGCTTCAGGTCGGTGATCATGTGGGAGACGCGCTCAAGGTTGATGGTCGGACCCTCGGGGTGACCCAACTCGCCGAACGCACGCTTCTGCTCCACGAACTCCTTGCGGTACTGCTCCACCTTGTCCTTGAGCATCTTGAACTCATAGACCCGCCCGTTGCGATTCTTGATGTCTCCCTGTAGGAAGGTGCCCTCAATGAAGTAACTCTTCTGCCCGTTCTTGTCCTCGGTCAGAACCTCAATGTCCTCGTTGATCTCGCAGATGAGTTTCATGTGTCGGTGTCTCCTGTGCCTTGTCTTATTTAGCCTATGCCCCCGTCAGAGGACGAACTCGGTGATTGTGGTTCCGTGCGGCCCTGTGGTGATTGCCGCCGTGACACCGGGAGACGCTGATTTGATGGTAAAACGCTCAAACGAGAAGTCGCCGTTGCCGGTGCACTGGAAGATGACATCACCTTTCTGTTCAATTCGGACATTGTGTCCACACACCACCTTGGACAATGCCGCCGATCCGCCGGTGATGCTGCCGTTGCGGTGGGCAATCTCTCCTGCCGTAGCACCATCGGAATTGCTGTAGTTCCAGTAGGCACTGGCAGTCAGTCCAATGATGTCATTCGTGCTGTTCGGCGATGTCAAGAACACCGCTCTCTTTTGTGTCTTTACGATCTGTCTGGTTGTCATGCTACCTCTCCTTCGTTGCGTCTTGAGAACTCAACCACCTTGTCAAACGAGTACTTATCCTGCGAGGCGAGGATCAGGAAAGCAGCCCTGTTGCTCTCGTCCAGCCGGTCATGTACCCGCGAGATCACCTGTGCCTGCTGACGGGTCATGCGTCCGACGCTCCCGTCCATGAAGGTGACCTGCTTGAGCGTCTTGTCGGTGAGGCACTCAACGATAGCCTTCAACATGGAGTCAGCCATGGACCGCATCTTGCTATCCTCCTGCATCTCCCGAACCATCGCGACCAGCCTCGGATCCTCCGAACGCAGGGTCACGACATTCCCTTCCACCAGCACGGACACGACCGGATCCATGGACGAAAAGTGACCAGCGAAGGCATTCGCAGCGTCATCGTCACGGAGTCTTATGGTGAGTGTCTTCATGTGTGTGGGTCAGCCCTTCCAGTTGGCCTTGACATAGTTGAAGAACTTCTTCTTCTGGGCATCGTCCATCTTGGCGGGCGACTCAGCCCCGAACTTCTCAAGAGCCTTGTCAAAGAAGGCACGATACTCCTTCTGCTTCTTTGAGAGTTCCTCCTCGTCAAGCGTGCGCCCGTGCGGGGGGAGGATGTCGGCGGACTCCTTGTAGTTGGCCTTGATGTAGTTGAAGAACTTCTTCTTCTGGGCATCGTCCATGTCGGCAGGCGAATCGGCTCCGAACTTCTTCAGTGCCTTCTCAAAGAACTCGCGATACTTCTTCTGTGCTGGCGACAGATCCGCTTCCGCAATCGCATAGGAATTTCCGATCATCTCAATACCAGATTTCGTGATCATGTCCGCGGCTTCGGAAATGCTCTCTTTGACCGAACTTCCCATGATGGTCTTCTTCTTGGACTCGCGCAACTTGCGGTACATCTCAACCCGTCGCATGGCTTCCTTGAAGGCACGCACGCGACCGTCCACTTCCTTCTCGTAGCGTCGGCTCTCCTTGTTGAAGTCAATCGGCTCGGGGATGGAAGCACCCTTGCCGCTGCCGTCGTTGTAGAGACCATCCCACTTCTTGCCCTTCAACTTGCTCTCTCGCATGGCACGCTGGTAGGACAGACGCTCCACGGTGCGACGATAAGGACCGGTGCGGGCATCAAGGTCAACCTTCTCGCTGATCTCGTCGCCGCTGACCTCGGTCTCCTCAAACATGTCGTACATGTCGGGCCACCAGTCAATGATCAGGTCAACCATCTCCTTCTCGTTGCGAGCCATCCCGCCGACAGGCTTGACCTTGTGCTTCTTCAGGGCAGCAGCAACAGCACCACGATCTTTGGCCTTCGCTGCCTTCAGCAGTTCGGCATGAGATGCCTTGGGGAGGCTCTCAAAGAAGTTCATGATGGCATCCTTGACCGCACCCTCGTCAAGTTCAACGGACTCTTTCATTGCGTCAAGGTGCTTCAGCAAGTCCGCAAGGTTCTTGTGGTGCTTCTTGTCTCCCTTGACCTTGAACACCGTGGTGGAACCCTTGCCGGGGTCAAGACCCACGCGATAGATCATGTAGGTCTTGCCGTTCTTGGCCTTGTATGGCTGGCTCTCGGCGTTGTACCCTTCCTTGCTGTTAGGCTCGTACTTCCATTTCATCGGGTTCATGGCGGCTTCGTTGATCCGTTCGTGTTCCATTGCTGCTTGCTCCCTTATTTCTTCTTCGCTGCTGGCTTAGGTGGTGCCTTGCCTTCCGGCGGCTTGCCCTTCACCAGTTCCTTTTTCTTCAGTTCGGCATCGGCGACCTCGTTCGGCTTACCGGCATCAACCGGTGCCGGAACCGAGGCAACCCCGCCCTTCTTGTCGTTCTTGATCTGCTGCGTCATGTTCGCAGCCATCTCCGGATCCTTGCGGACATCCTTCATCATGCCGTCAATGTAGGCACGGGTGGCCTTCATCGCAGCCTTGGGTCCGGGGAAGAACTCCCACCGGCGACCGTTGATGTACACACGGACAGGCTTGCCGAAGCCTGTTCCGAGTTGCTTGATCAGGATGTCCTGATTCTTGTACTTCTCGTTGCTATGGTAGAACTCCTTCTCAAAGTTCGGGTCAAGGGACATGTCATCCTTTGCCGAACCAGCCGCCGTCGGAACGATCTTGATATCCTTGGGCTTGACTGGCTTGAGAGGTGCCGGTTGCGGTGTAGGGGGCTGTGCTCCCTGTGCCGTGGCGTTCGGGTCGGTAGCGGGTGGGGCAGTAGGAGCACCGGGGAGGTTCTCACCGATGGGTTGCTTGATGGGTTCGGTCACACCCAGCGAGCCACCCGACAGAGCCTTCTTCAACTCCTCCAACTTGGCATGGATCCGTGTCGCGAGTTCCTTCTGAATGAGGCTCTTGAACTTCGGAGTCTCCTTCTTGATGAGGGTCTCGATGACGGACTTGAGCAACTTGTCGGTTTCAGATGGCTTCTGCTGTTCCATGTGCTTCCCTTATACGAGACCGAACTGGGTGTTATCCGGCTCAATCTTACCGGCGTTGCGTTCACGCTCAATCTGACGCTCCATGTCCTTGATTTCGGACTCGCTGAAGCCGAGCACATTCTTCTGGACCCATAGGTGAGAATAATACTTACCTATGTAGGGTTTGATGTTCCCCAACTCCTCAATCTGCGTCTTTCGGAGTTCCGAGTTCTTGAGTTCGGTGAACAGGTTGTCCTTGAGGAAGTCAAAGTAGATCGCCTCCCTGATCTCCGGCCATTCGTCTGCCGTGATGATCTTCTTGAGGATCAACTGCTTCTTGAGGATGTCGTACAAGAGTTCCGAGAACTTGGTCCGGAGCCGGTGGACGAACTTGGCGAACCGGACCTCGTCACGGCTGATCTCGCTCGCACGCCCGAGCATGAACTGCTTGTCCTGCTCAAGGCGACCCGGCGGGACAGACAGGGCACGATAGAGTTTCTTCTGAAAGTACACGATGTCCGTCAACTCGCCGAGGTTCGCACCACCGGTGAGGGTCTGGATTTCGGTTCCTCTTGAACCTTCGCGACGGGGCAACCAGTAGTCCTCAAGCATGGACATGAACTTGCGGTCATCTCGCACCTCTCCCGTGGAAGCGTCGTATACGAGCCGATTGCGGTACTTGCCCATGAGGTCTTTCACATACTGCTCCGCCTTGGTCTTCGGCAGGTTACCGACATCTATGTAAAAGATGCGGCGTTCAGGTGCTCGGCTGATGCGGTAGATGACCACGGCATCCTCAAGCATCCGCAACTGATTCAGGGGCTTGATGGCCTTGTGGAGGAAGCCGACCGTCCGCTTGTAGCGGGTGTCCATCAGACCCGACGAGCAGAACGCGATCGCGTCCTCGCTGATCTTGATGCCCGACGGATTGCCACCCGAACGGGGATTGTCCTTGTTGTACAGGTAGAAGTCCGTGTAGCCGGAGATGACCTTGGTCCCGTTGGGAAGGGTCTCCTTCTTGTACTCACGGATCTTCTGGATGTTCATCGGGTCCACATACCGCAACTCAAGGATGCCCTTTTGTGGGTTGTCCTCGTCAATGATGAGGTGGAAGAATATCTTGCCGTCCACATACCAGCGGCGGAAGATCTCGGAACCCTTGGTCTCAAACTGCATGACCCGTAGCAGGTTCCGGAACTCATCGTGGATGCGTTCCTTCACCGTCTCCGTGGATTTCATGCGATCCATCTGAATCTTGACGGGTGCCTTGTTTTCACCCATGATGATGGACTCGTTGACGATGTCATCAATGGCGACTTCCACGATGGGGTCTTGCGCCATCTCACGGTACTTCATCGTCAGTTCAAAGTCGTTCCGGACCGTGCCGTCCAGATCAACATACTGTCCGTAGAAACCACCCGCCTCAACAGGGATAGCACCGTCATCAAATGTCGGAACGACAAATGATTTCAGGTCTTTCGCCTGCTTCTTCTCCTTCTTACTTCGCTCAAGGCGAAAGCCAAAGAACTCGGCCATTATGTAGATACCTCATGGTTGGGGGTCAGGTGGTCGTGCCATCAATCTCAAAGTACTGATAGGCAATGGTGACATCAAAGGTGGACGGCTCGGACTGTGCCGCCATGTCAAGGGTCACATCACCGAAGGTTGAAGGCCAGCATCCCACCAACTTATAGGTAGTGATGGGATTGCCCTCGCGGGTGAGAGGAGTGACCGTCCAGTCGGTCATGAACTGGTTCATCGCGTTCGGACCGACATTGCTGCGGTTGGTGTTGATGAGGTTCATCCACGACTCAAACGCCTTGCGAAGACCATATGACCCGTCGTTATAGCAGG